TCCGGGCGCACCCGCTGCGGCCCCCTTGGCCCGCGCAGGCCCGTCGAACCGTCTAAAATCGCCGCTCGAAGGGGGGTCGGGGCCGCCGCGGGTCTGCGGTGCCTGCGGGCGGCAGGGCCGTCAGGGGCGCGCTGAGGCGATTTTCCGGGAGGGGCGGGGTGCTGCGCCCCCGGCGCCTGTCGGGGGCGCGGGCGGGGCGCTGCCGGGCGACAGTCGGCCCATGAGCAACACCGTCACCATGACAGCGATCACACTGGCGCGCAACGCCGAGGGCGGGGCGCCCGACCGGGTGCAGCTGCTGCCCCCCGGGCCGGAGATTTCCGGCCGCGACGGGCGGCGCTGGACGCTGGACGATCCGGCCGAGCTGGTGCGCGCGTTCCAGGCCGGCGGCACCGACCTGCCGATCGACTGGGAGCATGCCAGCGTCGTCGCCGCGCCGCTGGGCATGCCCGCCCCCGCCGCCGGCTGGATCACCGCGCTGGAGGTCGACCCCGACGGCAGCCTGTGGGGCCGGGTCGAGTGGACCGAGGAGGGCGGGCGCGCCGTCGCCAGCCGGGCCTATCGCTACCTCAGCCCCGCCTTCGCCCACGACAAGGAATTGCGGATCCGCCGCATCCAGAACGCCGGGCTCACCAACTCGCCCAACCTGCGCATGACCGCGCTGAACCGCACCACCGACCAGGAGACCGAGATGGACCTGACCCCCGTGACCACCGCCCTCGGCCTCGCCGCCGGGTCCGACGCCAGCGTGATCGCCGCCGCGGTCAACCGGCTGAAGACGGCGGCCGAGGCGCCCGACGCCACCCGCTTCGCCCCGCGCGAGGAGCTGGTGACCGCGCTGAACCGCGCCACCGCCGCCGAGACCGAGCTGGCCGCCCTGAAATCCGCCGCCGCCGAGGCCGAGATCAGCGGCTGCGTCGACGCCGCCATCGCCGAGGGCCGCATCACCCCGGCCGGCCGCGACTTCTACCTGGCGGCATGCCGCGCCCAGGGCGCCGAGGCGTTCAAGGCGTTCGTCGCCGCCCAGCCGGTGATCGCCGGCCAGCAGAAGCCCGCCACCCAGCCCGGCACCCCCGGCGCCCATGGCCTGACGGCCGAGGAGCTGGCGGTCTGCCGGATGAACGGCACCGACCCCGAGGAATTCGCCAAGGCGAAGGCGTCGTTCGCCGCCGCTGACAAGGCCTGACGGCCAACCCCTGAAAGGACCATCCGATGGCGATCATCACCCCCGGCCTGATCTCGGCCCTGAACACCGACTTCCGCCGCGAGTTCCAGAACGGCCTCGCGCAGGCGCAGCCGATGGGCGACCGCATTGCGACGCGGGTTCCGTCCACCAGCTCCAAGAACACCTACGGCTGGCTGGGGCAGTTCCCGCGGCTGCGCGAATGGGTCGGCGACCGCGTGTTCAAGGACATGCAGGCGCATGGCTACGAGATCACCAACAAGAAATACGAGGCATCGGTCCGGGTCGAGCGGACTGTGATCGAGGACGACGCGACCGGGACCTATCTGCCCGCTGTGCAGGAGATGGGCTACGGCGCGCGGATGGACCCCGATGGCGACATCTTCGCCACCCTCGGCGCGGGCCTTGCGGCGAACGGCTACGACGGCCAGCACTTCTTCGACACCGACCACCCGGTCGCTGCGAATGTCGATGGCACGGGCGCCGTCACGACGGCCTCGAACCTCGACGCCGGCGGCGCGGGACCGTTCTGGTATCTGCTCTGCACCAAGCGCCCGCTGCGCCCGCTGATCTTCCAGGAGCGTCAGGCCCCGCGGTTCGTCATGAAGGCCAACCCGCAGGACAGCGACATGGTGTTCGTCTCGGACGTCTATGTCTGGGGCAGCGACTGCCGTCACTCGGTCGGGTTCGGCCTGTGGCAGTTCGCCTATGCCTCGAACCAGGAGTTCAACAGCGCCAACCTGCTCGCCGCCTACCAGGCGATGATGTCGGTCACGGCCGATGGCGGGCGCCCGCTGGGCGTGGTGCCCGATCTGGTGGTCGGCGGCCCGACCCTGCTGGGCAAGTTCAAGCAGACGCTGGACAACGAGTACGACAGCGCCGGCGCCTCGAACACGACCCGCGGCCTGGTCGACCACATGGTCAGCCCCTGGCTGGCCTGACCTGACCCTGCACCCGGCGGGCAGCGCGCCCGCCGGGTCTGACCCTGCACCCGGCGGGCGCGCTGCCCGCCGGGTCTGACCCACCGACCGGAGACACCCGATGCCCGTGATCGTCACCGCCCTCCAGGACCGCCGGTTCCGCGCCGGACGCGAGTTCGGCCGCGTGCCGGTCGAGTTCGCCGACGGCGTCCTGACCGCGCCCGAGCTGGCGGCGCTGCAGGCCGACCCGCTGCTGATCGTCGACACCAGCCAGAACGCCGCGACGCTGAACGCCCGCATCGACGGGATCATCCGCGGCCTGCATTTCCGCGACTTCACCGTCGACGGCAAGCCCAAGGTGGCCGAGCTGAACGCCGTGCTGAAGGAGGCCGAGATCCCGGCCCTCGACACCGCCGCCCGCGATGCGGCCGTCGTGCGCCTGCTGGCCGCCGGCTGGACCGCGCCCGCCGACCCCGACGCCTGAGATACCGCCGCGAGCGGCGGGCGGTGAGACGGCGCGACCAGAACGCCGGACAGCCGCCCGCCCGCCGGGGCACCGCGGCGGCGGGTGCCACGGCCGAGCAGACCGCGCCCTTGATGGCGCGGCAGCCGCCACGAACCACGGGAGACAGCCATGCGCCGCGACCTCGACCACGACCCGGAGCTGGACCACATCGCCCTCGGCCTGCTGTGCTGGGCCGGCTGGGCCTGCAGCGTGATCCTGATCCTGCTGCTGATCCGGGTGCTGGCATGAGCGGCGATCCGCTGCCCGTCGCCTCGCCCGTCCTGCTGCCGGGGCACCTGACGCTGGCCGAGCTGGCGTCCGCGCTGGACGACCTGACCGCGCTGGCCCGCGCCAGCGGCATCGACCAGGACGACATCGACGAGGCGCTGCTCGATGCCCTCGACAACCACATGAACGCCGGGGACTGAGCGCCATGGCCTATGCCACCGAGGCCGACATCCTCACGCTCTACGGCCCGGACCTGCTGGCCCGCGTCGCCGACCGCGACCGCGACGGCACGCCGGATGCGGCGGCGGTGGCCGGCGCGCTCGACCGCGCCTCGGCCGAGATCGACAGCCACATCGGCGCCCGCTACGAGCTGCCGCTGGCGGCGACGCCCCCGGTGCTGGTGCAGCTGTGTGTCGACATCGCCGTCTACCGCCTGGCGCAGTCCGGCGCGATCCGGACCGAGGAGGACCGCACCCGCTACGAAGACGCGGTCGCGCACCTGGGCCGCATCGCCCGCGGCCACGCCACGCTGGCGCTCCCCGAGGCCGGAGACCCGGACGACCCGACCGAGGGCCTTGGCCCCCGGCCCGTCGTCACCAGCGGCCCGGAGCGGGTGTTCAGCCGCGACAAGTTGAGGGGCCTGTGAGATGACCACGCCGAGCGGTTTCGCCATCCGGATCAGCGAGCAGGGCCTCGGCGCCGCCGCGTCGGTGCTGGCCCGCCTCGGCAGCCGGGCCGTGCGGTTCGACCTGCTGGAGGTCGCCGGGACCATCGCCGAAAGCGCGGCGCGCGAGCGCATCCAGGAGACCAAGTCCGGCCCCGATGGCGAGCCCTGGGCGCCCTGGGCGGCGCGCACCGCCCGCAGCCGCAAGGACCACCACAGCCTGCTGAGCTCCGCCGGCCATCTGCGCGACAGCCTGGCCTTCGAGATCGCGCCCGACGCCCTGTCGGTCGCCATCGGCAGCGCCCTGCCCTACGCCGCCGTCCACCAGCTTGGGTCCGAACCCGACGAGGACGGCGAGGGCGACATCCCGGCACGCCCCTATCTGGGCCTGAGCCCCGAGCAGCAGGCGGAGGTGGAGCGTGCCTCCGCCCGCCGGCTCGAGGACTTCATTTCCGGGAGGAGACGCTGATGCAGTACCGCCGCAGGGAAATCGGCAGCGGCCTTGACGGCAGGCCGGTCTGGGCCGTCGAGGCGCGCCGCTGGTGGGGCTGGATCACCGTCC